GTCACTCCCGCTCCTCTACTCGGATGGCTCAAGAGCCAGACGATGTGGAGTCTCAGAGGACTGACGAGGGCGAATATGCCCCAACAGACTTATACCCCGACCTACGATGTGTCGTGGTAGGAATGAAGTCGTACCCGGCAGTGAGCGTACCGTACTCAGTTACGGCCTCGATGTCGAACAAGGCGTACGAGAAGTACGGCGTGACGTGGGTGGGCAAAACCAATGGCTACCACACGCACCCGTTCCTCGCGTTCGAACGCGTTCGGCTCGAGCACGTTGCCCAGAATCTGGCTGAGTCTCACACTAGACCCGGTCAGAAGTTCATCGATGTTGGAGCTTCTGGGAGGTGCCATGTGGACCCGCAATGGATCCACATGAATATGCCACTGCTGGCCGTGGGGGACCTGCGTCGTCACCGCGAAGCGGAGAAGCGAGCCACTCACTGCGAGTGTATCGCACAAATCTGCACACACATAAGCGAGAGCAGCAGCAGCTGCTTGGTCTTTTGTCATTCAGCATACTACTTCCCGGTTGCGGACATCATTCGTTTGATGGCCAAGACAACTACCGGGATTGCGTACGTCATTGGACACGATTTCCCCGATGCGTACGGTCAAATGGCCGGCGGTGAGATGGACTACCGCTGGTCTGGTGATCAAGTTCGCTGTAAAGTCACTGGCAACACGCATGAGTATTGCCACCATCCACTGGCCTGGACCGTTCCTGGAGCTTCGCTTTGCGGCGAAGTGCCCCAGTTGGGGCCGATGGAAGTCGAAGTGACTGTCATGAAGATCCTTGGGTCCACTACACTGTGGCGCTTAGATCTGTGTTGTGCGGAGCCGCCCGCGCCGACCCTTAGAGTAACTGACATCCGTTCAGCGCTTTCCTACGAAGCGTTCGGTGATGTTGCAGTGCCTAATTGGAAGGAAGCCCTGCGCCACGTCGAAGCCCCTGGTCTTGACTTGAATCTTACCATAGATGCAATTCATGCGCTGGGGCCGGTGTTGCTCGTTGATACTAACCAAATCACGGTGACATTGCCCAAGGCTATGATTCAGGTCGTAGCTGCTTCCATGGCATTTCGGCCACGCACTCCCGACACCTTCCGGGATTGTGTGTATCAAGTGCGGGAGATGGTCCTCAAGGCACGTATGCCGGCACACCTCATTTTGCCGGCAATTACGTTTGGCTCAGCCTTGGCATTTTCAACCAACGTCGGCTTAGAGACGTCTGCTTTGCAGACTATCACCAGTCGTTTTGGCTCTGACTGGACGCGGCTCCACCAACTACTTGAGTTTAGGCCTCTTGAGGCTTGCTCCCGTTGGTGGCCGTACATCATCTTCGCGCTATCTGTCGTTTTAGCCATTGTCCTCTTCTCAGTGCACCAGTCTTGGTCTTTACTAGCTGGTTCAGTTGAGTTGATGGTAGGTGTCTGCCTCGCCCTTGGATTGTCCTGCTGCTTTGCTGTGGTCAGGGCTTACCAAGATTGGCGGGGGCGTGACTGGATTACGACTGTCGCAACCGACCGTCGAGCGACTAGTGTCACCAACACCGTCACCTTTTCCAGTCGCGTGCCGTTCCGAGGAACGACCGACCTGCGGGAGCCGTTACTTCCTGACCCTGAGAGTGCCGAAGTCCGAGTGGGCGAAGATCCCCACCCGCCAAGGCACCCTGGTGCTGAGCCGCCCACGCGGGCAATCCTTACTGGGATTGCCGTGGCGAGCCGAGTGCCTACCGTCGTCGAGCCCAACCAATCTGCCGAGCTGGCCGGTGTTACAAACCGTATCACTGGACCTCCATTGCCGGTGGACGTGGACGCTCTCGAGGCCTACGAATGTGTGTTCGCGGCACTCGACTTCGGGGACGTACCACCCGACGACGAAGTGCTTTTCTCCAAGTGGGTTCTGAAATTCCCAGAATCGCAGCGGAAAATCCTTACTGACGCGCGCTCATCGGCGCGCAACACCGACCCGGTGGCCAATGACATGAAAGTCAAGGCATTCACTAAGGAAGAGAAGGGCAAGATCATGAGTGTTACGGGAGAGATCCCAACTAAACCTCGTATCATACAGCAACCGTCCGATCGCGTCAAGGCCATGGTTGGCCCGTTCATCGACGCTTTCGCTAAACAGGTCAGACGGGCCTGGAACGGGCTTACCTCATCCATCTGCTACGTGTCAGGCATGACTGCCGACGCTGTGGGGGAAGTCTTCGATGCCGCCATTGTGCGGCTGGGAGGCTGGGGTCACGTGGTGATCTTGATCCTTGATTTCGAGGTGTTTGATTCCACCGTCCGCAACGAACTGTTCGGACCGCGGGCGCCGCTCTACGAGCGGCATGGCATGGGAGACCAGACGAGCAAGTACCTTGCTGCGCTTCGTGCGCAGGGGTCTACTCGTCATGGTGTCAAGTACCGTGTCAAGACCGCGAATGGTGATACAGACATTGAGATTTTGTCAGGAGTCATGGACACGAACCTCTGGGGCAGCCTGGTGAACGGTTGTTCACAAGCGAGCTCTTTCGTCGGCGCACTGCACCCCATCAGGTCAGAGGCCGGCGACACTAGTAAATACCATGATGGCAAGCTCCATCCCATGTATCAATCAGCGCTCGGCCTAGACATCCTCAAGGAAGCCTCGGCCTCTTCAGCTATCTTCGTGGCGGGTGACGACGGCATGCTAGTCATGCGCGCGTCTGACTACGACGAAGATTTTAAAGAGCGGTTTCTCTCAGGCCTGCGTGCGCTGGGACTCAAGCCCACTCTTACTGTTGCGCGCTACCGACATGAGGTCGAGTTTTGCTCGCGTTTAGCGTGGCAAGGCGTCAACAAAGCGGGTCGCACGCAAACGGTCTTCGGTGCTAAGCCGGGACGCATTTTCCATCGGATGGGCTGGAATCTTACAGTACCCGGCGCCCTGAATTTATACGGGGCGTGCGTCGGTGTGGGCAGGGACAACAACCACGTCCCCCTCGTCGCTGAATTCGTCGAACGGACGAAGACCCTGATCGCACCAAAGGATCGGGTGGTTCGCGGCAAAGAGTGGTCTGAGATGAAGGTTTCCCAGCAATGGAAGCCTAGTCGCATGAACTACTCCCTTCTCCAGCTGCGCTACGGCGTGACCGAGGAGGATTGCAGTGAACTCAGGCGAGTCTTTAAAGGCGTCACCGCGTTACCCGCGGTAATTGATCATCCACTCATCACCCGGATGGTCGACGTAGACGCCCAATGAGGGCCTGCAGGTCTAGGATCGACCTTAAATGTCCACCACCCCCTGGTGAGGGGGTGGCTGACCATTGTCGTATAGGACAGCAGTTTCGTTTGTTTTCAACGTGTCTGTGATCGCACAGCTCCTGACTACGCACAACTACCCCCACTACTGTCAATGGCGAAAAGGCAACGGCAGAAGTCCAAAAAGAGCAAGCCTAAGGCCAAGCGTGCGAAAACGGTCCCAGGCCAAGTCGGTAACAACTACGCCATCGGTGGCGCTCCCGTCAATGGGAGTCGCGCCATGGCTGCGCCTTACCCCATGGCCCCGGGATACCCTCGCAGTTCGCGCAAGAACTCCGCCCAGATCGGCGGTAACTTGGTGCGTCAAGCTTGCTCAATTATGGACCCTTTTTGCCCCGCCGCCAAGGGAGCCAAATTCCCTGACGGCCGCGGCACTCGTACCCTCCCCCAGCAGCTCACCGGCTATATCGTTATGGCTGGTGGCACGGCGTCGGCGCCTAACAACGCTGCTACCGTGTTGGCTCCGGGAGCTCCGTATGGGTACTCCACCGCTACAGGCGTTACGGGAGGCAACTTCAACTTCGGCTCGACCTGGACCAAGTATGGTCAGTCAACGCTGTTTGAGGAGAAGTGTGCCAACTACCGCATCGTCAGTTTCGGCGCAGTTGTCCGCGTTGTTTCTTCGGTCGGTGATACTGCGGGCAGTATCGCTTTTAATACTCTGGGCCCTGAGTTCGGTGCTGTTTCTGGCGATCTAATTCCCCCTATGTCATCTGACTATGAGGAGCAACAAGTCTTCCCTCTGGCCACCGGTGCTACCTACACATGGGTTTCAAAACCCCAAGGCAGCGACGCGACAGAGTTCCTGAAGCAGGACGGTAACAACACTACCTTCCATGACGAAGACTACGTTACTGGCTTCACTGGCGTGTGTATCGAGCTGCGCGGCAGCAAGAGCACCACCATGGTGGAGATCCAGTACTTCATGAACGTCGAGGCTCAAGTGAAGCCAAACAATTCCATTACTGCCCTCATCCCGCCTGACTCGGCACCATCGCCCGTCGCCACACTGGCGCGTGCGTTGATGACACGAGGCATGAATGCGGCGCAGCCGGGCACTACTGAGTCGTTTGAACGACAGATCATCGGCAAAGCTACCAAAACAGTCGCGAGACTCACCGGAGGCCCTTTCGGGTCAATGGCACTCGCGCTGATGGATGCGCTGCCGTAGTGACAAAGTTAATCAAGAAAGGGGCGCATCTTCGGAGTGCGTTCAGGGTCGTAAGCAGAAAATACAAAATTAAAAAGTACAAAATAAATAAACTCGGGTTTTTGCGGCTGGTACCCGCTTCTTTCCGGCATAAAAATGCTTAAATAATCTTAAAACTAAAAATGAAAACCTGT